CGAGTTAATCATTTCTGCAACGAGAGTTGCGTTCACCGACCCAACAGCAAATGGGTTGTTCGCAGAGGTGTAAGCAGGAGCGCGAGACGGAGCCATGCCAGAGCCCGTAGCCCCGGAACCATTGAAGTAAATAGAGTAGTCGTCATCCTCACGAAGCTTGCTCACGGCATCCTTGAGAGACACCGGATCGTCCTGGGGCCCATAAACAACCGTCTCCTCGTCTTCAAGCAAACGGAAATCCTCCCTCTTGAGCTTGAACAAATGCCCCGGCTTCCGACAATCAACACGAGCCAGCTCATCCATCACCTTCTGCTCAAGCAGAGTTGCGCGGCGGCTCTCGCGCTCACGATCGCGCTCCTGCTCGGCCTGGATGATCCGCTTGTTCTGCTCCTCCAGCCGGCGCTTCAGCGAGGCCATCTCCGCCTTCACAACCGTGTCCACGGCATCAGAGGGGTTGGTGTAGACCTGCTGCCCTTGGGGCTGCTGCTGCCCCCCCTGGGGCTGCTGCTGACCATTCTGGGACTGGCTCCCGCCGGCGCCGCTGCCCTCGCCTTCCTCGCCCTCCTCAGAGGCAGTCGCGGCCTTCAGTGCCAACACCTTCTCGGCGATCTCTTCGTCGCTCATGTCAGGTGTCAGCTCGATGCCAGCCACTTTCAGGAAGGTAGCGATCTGCTTGCGCTTCTTGAGATCGCCCTGCAGGCCTTCCTTCGTGGCCTTCAGCTTCGTGTTTTCGGTCTCCAGAGCGTTGAGCCGCTCCTCAAGCGACTTGAAAGCACTGTTTGCCTCGTCGAGAGTCTCAAAAGCCATGCGAAATTGTTGTCGGTGAAAGAACTATAGCTCAAGCTTCGCTTGGTTCAAACCCCGGCTCCGAGACTTCTCTATCGGCGCCCTCACTCATTGGGGTCGTGTTGTCTACTTCAACACGGGGGCGAGAAGATCGCCCATCGGCAGAAGCCCCTTCGCGAGCCCCCATCAGCTCCCTGATAGTCTCAGTGCCCTTCAGTCCCATCTTTTCGATAATGTCGGAGACACTGAAGCCAGGAATGCCCTCAAAAAGCTCCCCGCTCTCAAGCATACGCATGAACAATTCAATAGTTATCACCCCATCCTTGAACAGAGAGCTGTAAGCCATTACCTGCTGCGAGTGCAGTTTAACAGGAATGAAGTTCTTGCTAATTACAATCTTGACCGCAGAGTAGTTTCTGTAAGCCGCAGCATACATAAGCGCCCTGTTCAAGGCATCTTCAAGCGACTGAACGAGAACTGCAAGCTGAGAATCACTCTGAGAGCGGTCAAGAAGCTTCGCAAAGCCGGATTCGGCCTGCGTTTTGCCCGTTGTCATTGCAACTGCAGCCAATCGCTCCATTGATTTCTCAATTCTGTCAAGATTTTTAAGTGTAACTTCTGCCCCCTCCATGCTTGCGCTGATCATCCCGAACCTTGCATCAGGATTTTGCGAAGAAAGCGTTCGCCCCGACCCCGCCTTAACCTCATCGTCGGGACGGACGCCCGTCATTGTCAAAAAGGGCGAGGCTGTAAGGTGGATTGACTCTGCAAGGTCAGCGGAAACCGCCCAATGATGCAGATTTAGCCGCGCAATATCAAGAAGAAGGGGGCGAGCACGGAAAAATGCCTCTTTTTCACCCCCAAGAACGGGTACAAACGGGATAAATGGAATAGAGAGATACCTTTCCTCCCCTTCTTGAACGTACCTATCGGTATTTCCGGGCACATTTTGCTTCACATACGTCCTGCAGCGAACTCTGCGCCCAGGGGGCACGAAGCGAAGTGTGTCATTCACCTCAGAAAAGCTGTCTTCCCCAATTTCTACGATGTCATAAACAAAAACAGCGGGCAAAACTTCTTCAAAAAACTCATTTGTGGCACTTTTTCGGCGAATTTCCCCTTTAATACGCAAATATGTGGGGAAAGAGCCAAAGAGTGACCGCCCCAAGATCTCTGCACTGAAAATATCGTGTCTACATTCAAGCACTTGGTCGCACTTGATCAAGACAAGGTAGGGGCGAGGGCTGAGAATTTTTTCCTCTTCTGCACTGAGGTCAGTAGGGAGCTTCGGATATTCGACCCAAATACCTGCAACGCCCGCGTCAATGGCTGCCGTAAAAAGCTCTTTGGTGTACGAGGTTAAAGAATGCCCCTCAAGATCGCAATCTTCAAAAAAATTGCCCCACGACTCATCAATATTTTCGGGAATTACGACGCCCTTGCGAAGGGCCGTACCAATTGTAAGGTTGCGAAGATGCGAATAAAAAGGCTCGAAGCTGCTTTGCGCCCTGGTTTTGCGAACATCGTAGGATTCCACCTCCTCAAGATGATCCTTGGGGATATATTCGCTAGTCGCTTCGTACAGGAAGAACTCGGGCAGGGTGCAAAACTTGATCGGAGACAGCCTTTCCAGCTGCTGAGCCTGCTCGATCGAGTATTCAGCAACGCCCGTAACCCCCTCAACATTCGCTTCCAGCTCTGGGTGCCGCCGGTCAAACGGATTCAGCCCCAGGGCGTCATCAGCATTTGGGATCAGAGAGTTACCGACGATGACCACTGTTTCTTCGCAGCACTATTCACACTCTAACAGCAGAAAAAGCTTCGCAGTTGGGGGCGGGGAAGAATAAAAATGTCGGGGGCGCAAAGGAAAATCAGGGGGCAAGAAAATGCAAACTATCTCCAACGCTGCCCTCGCCCAAGCCCAATCGATGGCCTTGGCATTGTTTGCCAAACGAGATACCTCAAGGCATCACCAAAGTGAGAATAGTCTAATTTTCCACCTTTTGATGGCTTCAGAGAACTATCATAGCCCCAGTTTTCTAGCATTTCTACAGATTCGTGGCACGAGGAACAGTTGATAAAAATTTGCCCCTTATTAAAGCAATTATTTGCGTGCCCCACAGTTTCTGCGATTGGTGGATTTCGACGCTCGGCTATAACTTTCGCCCCCGTCTCTCTCAAGATGTCGTGATCACTCATGGTGGACGACGTGCTAGCATGTGACCCCGAGCTATCAGGGTAAATCATCACCATGTTTCTTGCGACATGAGCAGCGTATTTCCGCTTGATATGCTCCGCGAGCGAAAAAGTGTCCCTAGAAATGTTCTCGTCAAATATGTGCAAGGCCTGGCCCCCAGAAGGCAGGGGGCGCATAACAGCATAAACACTCGACACCTTGCCCACGTTGAAGTCGCACCCAATGAGGATTGGCTCGCCAGCTTCGGGGCAGAAGATATTTGTAAAGTGCTTGTCTCTCTCAAACTCGCTAAATACAGTCGTCGTCTCAAGATTAACAAACTCGCCCTTCACGTAAGCATCAACCAGATTTGAAGGGTATTTCTCCAGCAAGTCCTTGACGTAGTTTTCGTCGAGGTAGGGATTGTCTCTGGTGTCAGCTCTATAAAGTTGCTTATCATCGCTTTTATTTTTCTCAAAGAAGCCCCAAATAAACTTCCGCCCCTCCGGCGTAGATACAAAACAAATCTGCGGACAATTACCTACACGAACCCGCCCCTGCAGTTTGACCAGGGCCGCCTCGGCAACCTCCTGCTTGACCGTATCCGCCTCGTCAATGACCAGGGAGGCGGCGTTGATGCCCACCAGACGCTCCACGTTCATGAGGGGGCGAAGAAGGATTGTGGTGTCCCCCTCGGGTAGATGCAGGGTGTAACTGGGCTGAGGAGAGACTCGGTGCGTGAAAGGAATATCGTATTTATGAAGAAATGAGTTCCACGTAGGAATCGCGATGTCGTTCAACATCACGTAGGTGGGCTCAAGATAAATGTGAGTATGCCCCTGACTCCTAAAAGCTAAAAGTATTGCCTTGGCGACACTGCTATAAGACTTTCCTGAACCCAATCCACCCACGTAAAGGATATACCTTGTATCGAAATTGCAAACAAAATCTTTTTGATGTGGGAGAAGATCTGCAACAATTCGATCTTCGATCTCGTCTACGCTCAGAGCATTGTTGTTTTTTCTTTTTAATGCCTTGAGCATTGACGTATCATGAAAAAGCCCGAGCGACTGCAGAGCTGCTCTGTCTGCGTATCTTGCGCTGCGGGCTTTTGCTGGCATGTTGTCGAGGGCCGATTGACTAGGGAGCTAATTTTGCCTTGTGTAGGCGTTTCTCTTCGTACCACTGTGCAATCTCAGGCGCCCAATCAACAAAGTGAGGCCACACCAGATCACAGAGCCAGCGTATCTCCTGCTGGGCGTCGAGCTTAGCCCTGAGATCAAGAAAGTGCATAAGTGACCTCATGGTAAAGCTCACGACGAAGTGCTGCCTGATTGCATAAGGTATAAGCTCTCGGGCCTGTTCTTCAGCTTTGCCCTGTCTGATTTGATGGGCGTAGTGACATGCAGTGTCATAACACCTAGCTAGATCAATCTTTCTATCTTCCTCTGTGTATTCGTAATCCGCCCCGTCGCGGTCTCTATATCTCTGAGGGGGGCGAAGGTAAAATACTTCTTCAACAGTTCGCTTGCCACTTGCAGCATCAAGAATCCTCTGCCCCGTATAACGCCCACTCTGAACGTCAAAGCTAACCCCAATCCGATGCGTTCTCGCCTGCTGCATTACAGAGTGAGGAAACCACCCCACATTCAAAGTAATTTGTGGATGCTCCGTGCAACCATAATGCCCCCTATCACCACTCAGCAACCTTTTAACTGCAATCGCCCCGGCCTTGCGCTCCTCGGGCAGTTCTTGATCAGCAATAAAATCTTCACAGTAATCCTGGTGCATCGCAGCGTAAACACACCTCTGCGGCTCTTCAGTTCTGCGAATTAGCGCAACTCTGAACAGCGGATCAATCTTTTCGGTTTTCATGAAGCCGAGCAAATGCAGCGGGGGCGAGAAGCAGTATAGCTCAGCTCAAGAAGAAATCCAGTGGGGGCGAGAGGAAATTGACACGAGGGGGAAAACAGCCGGGCCAAAAACTTTACAGATTCGATATAAATACAAGTGTCTGTGTGAAATAGACACTAAAAAAATTTTGAGACACTGGTTTGAAAAAGTTGCGAAAATCGATTTTTTTCAGAGTAGGGGGTGTAAAGTAATTGTGCTGTTGAGATAGATGAGAGTTGATGTGAGTGTTGGGAATAGGTGAAAGAGTGCTGGTTGGAATAGGTAAAAAAAATTTAGCTGGTTGGAATGGGTAAAAAAAATTTAGGGGTGGGGGTATGGCGTCTGCCCCTCCCCAGCAGGGTCACCCCATCTAGTTAACTAGCAGGGGCAACCCTTACCGGGTCGGCTATAGGTTAGGTGTTGATCTGATTAAGGCCTATAGTTGCCAGAATTGTCAACAGTTCGGACCTTGCGGCTTTCAGTGCTTTTGACCGGTACGGATAGCAACCATGCTCTTTCGGGAGCTGTAGCCTAGTTTCAGATTCTATGGTTTCAAGCTGACAGACTATTTCACCTAGGCTTTGCGCTACGTTGCGCAGCTGCTGCTCTTCTATGGGTGGGAGCTGCAGCGAGAATCTAAGGTTGGCTTTTGTGGTTTGCATGATCGGAGAGGTTAGGCGTTCTGTATGGGTTAGCCCGGCAGAATTAACTACCGGGCCAGGGTTCCAGGCGCTGGAGATCAGGCAGCGCGAGAGGCCGACTTGATGTCAGCTGCTGCGCGATCCGCAAGGGCGGAAACTAGGGGGTTTTCAGTGAGCTTATGGGCAGGATCCAATTCAAGATCACCGCTAGCCGCCCAACGTATGCCGTGGCCTGGCAGCGCTTTCTGGGCTGCTGTCAGGGCTTGCGGCTGACCCTGGAAGCGGGCGCCGTGCACCCTGGCTAGCAGGAGCGCATCGCCTATTGAGACGCGGCCACGGCGAACCAGCAAGGCGCCCACCGATATGCCCCATAAGCTGCTCGCAATTGCTGCGGTGCGCTTGCGGGCT